GATCTCGCCCCGCTGCAAGCTCTACATCGGCGCGCTCGCCGGCAAGTACAGGTTCAAGAAGAAGCCCGACAGCGCGACGAACGCCTATGAGGACATGCCGGAGAAATCGCACCCATGGTCCGATATCGCCGACGCGGGGCAATATACGATTATCGGCATTCGCGGACCTGCTGCGGGTCGCGGCCAGGCGAGCAACAAGAAATCCGCGCCGGGGCGCTGGTCGAGCCAGGATGGCGAGGGCAAGCAGGCCGGGTGGAAATCGCAGGGCGGGTTCGATCCGCACAAGGTCGGGCGATGATCGTCACCGTCACCCCCGCCACGATCCTCGACCTTGCCGCGCATGGCGGCAGCAGGAGCCGGGTGCAATGGGGCGTGGCGCGGGCGCTGTACGACGCCGGCCAGTTCCACGTGCTCCACGCCGGCGACGAGCTGGTGGCTTTCGCGGGCTTCGTGCCGCTCGAGGAGGGCGTCACGGAATGCGTGTTCAACGCGCTGCCGGCGGCGCGTCGCCACCTGCCGGCGACGATCGCCGCCATGCGGTTGACCATAGAGGCCGCGCCCTACCGTGCCATGGTCACGGTCTGCGGGTCCGCGGCGGGCAAAATCATCGCCCGGCGCCTTGGCTTTACCTTTCAGGCCGAATGCGAGCTTGGAGAGGTGTGGCGATATGGATCTTCTGACCGGCGCGACGGCGAACAAAACGCTCAAGATGCAGAAGGACTCGATCGAGGCGGGGCAGCGTCGGACGCTCGCTGAGATCGCGCGCCAGCAGGGCGAGCTCGACCAGGCGGCCGCCGGCACCGGCAAGCGCCAGCGCGGCGGGCGTCTGCTGACCTATCTGTCGGGCGGCGGCCAGGCGCAGCTGGGCTAGATCCATGGCCTACGCCGTCGAGAAGCTGAAGGCTCGGCGCAATGCCGCGCAGCGCGAGCGCGACCAGTTCCAGCCGCTGCTGGACGAGGCGTACCAGTACGCCATCCCCTTCCGCAAAGGCATCAAGCACACCGGCGCCGGCGAGAAGCGGGTGAACCAGGCGTTCGACCACACCGCCATCGAGGCGGCATTCCGCTTTGCCGGCAAGCTGCAGCAGGATCTCTGGCCCGAGGGGCAGCAGAATTTCGAGCTCGAGCCCGGCCCGCTGGTGCAGGATCCGGCACAGCGCGACGAACTCGGCCGCGAGCTGGCCAAGATCGCCAAGGTGGTGCAGGCCTTCTTCGAAGACGGCAGCTGGGACATGGCGTTCCACGAAGCCGCGATCGACCTCAGCGCCGGCACCGGCGCCATCTACATGCCCTCGACCGCGGACCCGCAGCGGCTCTGGGACCCCATGTCGGTCTCGATCGAAGAGATCATGATCGAGTGCGGCGCCAACGGCCGCGTCACCGGCATCTTCTGGGACCGCAAGGGCCCGCTGCGCACATTGTTCGAAGCCTATCCGGACGGCAATTTCGGCAAAGACCTCACCGACCTCTACAAGGCCAAGCCCGAGACGGAAGTCGACTACCGGCTCGACACCGTGTTCGACCCGAAGACCAATCGCTGGCGGCTTTGCGTCTGGTGCACCAAGCAGGATGCGCTGATCGAGGACAGCCAGACCCGCACCTGCCCCTGGCTCATTCCTCGCTATTACCGCGTGCCGGGCGAGAGCTATGGCCGCGGCGTGGTGATGCTGGCGATGCCGGCGATCAAGACCACCAACACGGCCGTGCGGCTGCAGCTGCAGGCCGCCGCGATCGCCATGCTGGGCATCTACACCGCGGTTGACGACGGCGTGTTCAACCCGGACCTGTCGCCGATCGAGCCCGGCGCGTTCTGGAAGGTGGCGCGTAATGGCGGCACGCTGGGCAAATCGATCGAGCGGCTGCCCGAGCCGCGGCTAGACCTGACCCAGATCGTGCTCAAGGATCTGCGCGCCGGCATCAAGGGCACGATGATGGACAACGACCTGCCGATGGCGGGCGAGGCGGTGAAGACGCCGACGGAGATCATCGAGCGCGTGAAGCGCGGCGCGTCCGACCACCAGGGCGCATTCGGCCGGCTGGTGATGGAGATCTGCGCCGGCGCCGTGCTGCGCGCTCTCGAGATCGCCTATGACCGGGCGCTGATCAAATCGCAGATCCCGATCGACCAGCTGCTGGTCAAGATGAGGGTGAAGTCGCCGATGGCGATGGCGCGCGCGGCGAGCCACTGGCAGCACTCGCTCAACTGGTTGCAGGTCGTGCTCGGCATCGAGGGCGCGAAGGCGACGGCGCCGGGCATCGCCCGCATCGCCAAGACCGACGACATCCTAACCGATGGCGGCCGTGCGATCGGCGTCGACCCGAAATACATCCTCACCACGGATGAGCGGGCGGCGGTCGACAAGAAGCTCGCCGAGCAGCAACAGGTCGCGTCGGCGCTGCAGGCGCTGGGCGGCAAGCCGGCCGGAGCGGCCTAATGGCGATCGAGGAAGACAATCTCGACGATATCCTCCGAGCCTACGCCAACACGTCCGGCTGGGACTTCTTCAGCGGCGTGGATCCGCGCATCAAGAAGTTGCTCGATATCCGCCTCGAGGAGAAGGACGCCGACTTTCTCGCCATCGCCAAGGTCTGGGCGGAGTTCGCCGCCACGCCTGGCGGCAAGAAGGCGCTGCAGCACCTGTTCGACAGCACGCTTTTCCGCGTCAGCTACATCGTGCAGCTCGGCCTGTCGGCCGACCAGGTGGGTGTCGCCGGCGCCGCGCGCGAGGGGCAGAACATGGTGGCGGACGAGATCCGGCGAATGATCGCCGTGGGACGAGGGGTCAAGAACCCGAAACGCAGAAGGACGTGACATGCAAAACATCATGAACGGCATCGGCGCTCGCGCCGTGCTCAGGGAAGGCGAGGGCAACGCCGGCGGCGCCGGCGGTGACCAGCAGGGTCAGTGGAAAGCGCCGGACGGCATGCCGACCGATCTGGTCGGCAAGGACGCGGCCGAGACGCTCGCCAAGGTCTGGACGAGCCATGGCCAGCTCAACACCCGTGCCGAAGGGCTGCGCACGCAGCTGGCGCAGCTGCCCAAGGCGCCGGACAAGCCCGAGCTCTACACCTTCACGCCGTCCGACAAGGCCGCGCCGTTCATCGGCGATGCGGCAAACAACCCGGTGCTGGCGCTGGCCCGCACGGCTGCGCACAAGCACGGCATGAGCCAGGCTGCGTTCGAGGGGTTCATCAACGAAATCTATGGCGCTGCCGTCGATGGCGGCGTGCTCGCAGCGCCGTTCGATCCGAAGGTGGAAGTGCAGAGCTACATGAAGGCCATGGGCGTCGATGCCGTGACGACCGGCGCCCAGTTCAAGGAGGCCGAGGCCTACGCCAAGGGACTGGCCGCCCAGCTGCAGCTTCCCGCCGGCGTCTCCCCCGAGCTCAAGGCCGAAGTCGAGGCCTCGCTGGTGGCGCTGACCGACACGGCCGCCGGCAACATCCTGCTGCGCGCGCTGCAAAGCCGGCTTGGCCAGAGCGGCTTCAAGCTGCCGGCGGAAGGCCAGGGTGGCGCGCCGGGCGCGCTGACCGCCGATGATCTCAGGAAGATGTCGTCGGATCCGCGCATCGATCCCGCTAACAGGCACCTCACCGATCCGGCCAGGAAGTTCGATCCGGATCTGCGCAAGCGCTACGACGACGGGTATGCGGCGCTTCACGGCAAGAAATAACCCCCGCGAGAGAGTACGGCGCTGTCGCCGTGGGATTGAGGGCCGGGTGCGCGTAGGGCGCCCGGCCCTCGGTGTTTCCGGTTGACGCAACGCGCCGGCGTTTAGCGTCACCTCACGCTTCAAAGCGGACCTGCGGCCCCGGGCGGCCTCTCCGGTTCCATCCGGACCTGCCGGGCGCGCCGCGGCCTCTCCGATCGAGCGAGCAAAACCCCTCAATCGGAGCACCAGAAATGGCAGACAATGCATCGGTGATGTTCCGGACGCAGTACGTCGACCGCGTCCAGGCCATCTATCAGCAGAAGGGCGGCAAGCTGCGTGGCATGACCAGCACGCCGACCTCGTTCAACGGCTCGGCGGAAGCTAAATTTTTCGTCGCCGGCAAGAACACCGCCTACGAAACCATCAGCGCCGGCCAGCAGAACGCCCCGAGCGGCCAGCCCATCACGCCGGTCACCGTCGCGCTGCGCACCTTCACGGTCTACGACCATGTGTACGAGTGGGACGAGGACCGCCTCTCGGTCGACGAGAAGGAAGTTATCTACGAGGCCGGCGCCATGGCGATGGGACGCAAGGCCGATACCGTCACCA